CGTGGAGCACCGGCCGGATGTGCTGACGTGGCAGACGGAGCCGCTGACGGAGGACGTGGTGGTAGCCGGCGACATCGTGGCGCACCTGTTCGCAGCTACGAGCGGGACGGATTCCGACTGGGTGGCGAAGCTGATCGACGTCTATCCGGAGGACTACAAGCCGGCGCCGAAGATGGGAGGGTATGAGCTCATGATCGCCGACGAGGTGATGCGGGGACGGTTCCGCAACGGCTTCGAGCATCCGGAGCCGATTCCAGCGGGGAAAACGGTGGAGTACGCGATCGATCTGCACGCAGCCGACCACGCGTTCCTGAAGGGGCACCGGATCATGGTGCAGGTGCAGAGCACGTGGTTCCCGCTGATCGACCGGAATCCCCAGAAATATGCGGCGAACATCTTCGAGGCGAAGGACGCCGACTTCCAGAAGGCCACGCAGCGAGTTTTCCGGGAAGACGGCGCGGCATCGTATATCGAACTGCCGATCGGGCGATGAGGCCGCGGCGACGTTGACAGAATTAGGCGGAATATTTACAGCGTGTTTTCAGTGACTTAGATTTTTTCTGCGCTTGCGCGTGGAATTGTTAGTGTTACTGTTCTAACCAGCAGGAGACGAACCACACGGCTTCGACATCTTTCGGCGGCTGCGGGCCGCCGGGGATCTCGAAGCCGTTTTGCTTTTGGAAACGGAAATGGCGGATAGACAGAAACTCCGAGGAGCGCTGGACAGATTCGAAGACGGCCTGGGCGATCGAGACCTGAACGTGGCCGAGTACCTCAAGCTCTCGGAGCTCCTGGACGAGTTGGAGGAGGACGAACCAAAGGAGATCACAGTCCAGTGGATCGAGTCCGACGCGGAATAAGCTATTCGCCGCTCCCTTCGCAACGCCGGTTTCACGAGCTGAAGTGCCGGTTCAAGGGGTTCTCGGGGCCGATCGGGAGCGGAAAGAGCCAGGCGCTCTGCCAAGAGGCGATCCGATTGAGCTATCTGAACGCGGGCCGGATGGGGCTGATGGGAGCGCCGACGTTTCCGATGCTGCGCGATGTGACGCAGGTCGCCCTGTTCGGGATCCTGGACGAAAACGGGATTCCGTACGAACACCACCGGGCAGAGAACACGGTCACGCTGAAGGACACGGGATCGCGCATCGTGTTCCGGCCGGTGGAAGAGTTCGAGCGGCTGCGCGGGATGAACCTGGCGTGGTTCGGAGTGGACGAGCTGACTTACACGCCGGAGGATGCGTGGCTGCGGCTGGAAGGCAGGCTGCGCGATCCGCGGGCCACAGTTCTTTGCGGATTCGGAGTCTGGACGCCGAAAGGGTACGACTGGGTCTACCGGCGGTTCATCGACAATCCGAAGGCGGGCTATGAAGCGGTCCTGGCTAGAGCCAATGAAAACCGGTACCTGCTGGCCAAAGTACCGGATTTTTACGAGCGGCTGGCGGGAAGCTACGACGAGCGGTTTTACAAGCAGGAGGTACTGGGCGAGTACCTGTCGCTGGACGGGACGCGAGTGTACAGCTCGTTCGACCGCCGGTACAACTGCGGCACCCCGGGCGCGGACCCGGCTGTGCCTCTGATCTGGTCGCTCGACTTCAATGTGGACCCGATGTGCTCGGTGGTCCTGCAGAAGATCGCCGGGAGATTCCACGTGGTGGATGAGATCGTGTTGCGCCATGCGACGACGGAGATGGCATGCGAGGAATTTCTGAGGCGCTACCCGAACCACCTGCCAGGCATACGGATCCACGGGGACGCCGCGGGAAGACATGCGCAGACGACGGGGGCTTCGGACTACGACGTGATCCAGGCGACTTTTCAGGCACGTTCGCGTGTGCGGCCGACTTACGACACGCCGACGAAGAACCCCGAGGTGCGGGCGCGGATCAACCTGGTCAACGGCCTGCTGTGCACGGCGTCCGGAGAAACGCGGCTGACCGTGGACAAGAGGTGCACCGAGCTGATCGCGGACCTGGAACAGGTGCGCTACAAGAACGACAGCAACCAGATCGACAAAGACAGCGACCGAATGCGGACGCACCTGACGGACGCATTGGGGTACGCGCTATGCCAGGAATGCCTGCCGGGGATCGGGCCACGGCCCGGACGGCTGGATTAGGAGCACAGGAGACGATGTTGAACCTGAATCGCGAACATCCCGAATATGCCGCGCGCAAGCTGATGTGGCGGCAATACCAGGACCTGTACGCCGGGGGCGAGCGGCTACGCCTCAATGCCGCGCAGTACCTGATGCGGCGAAACCGCGAACCGGCGCAGGTCTACCAGGAGCGGCTGGAGCGGGTGTTCTACGAGAACTACGTAGGGTCGGGCATCGATTGGTACGCAGCAACGCTGATGCGGCGTGAGCCGGCGCTGCTGTTCGAAGGCGCAAGCGAGAGCGCGCGAGCCTTCTACGCGACGTTCGCCGACGATTGCGATTTGAAAGGAACGAGCCTGGCCGAGTTCTTCCGCCGGCGGCTGGTGGAGGCCCTGGTGTTCGGCGCGAGCTACGTGGTGGTGGACTTCCCCCGCGCCGACGGGCCATGGCTGACGCGCGCCGACGAAGACGCCAGCGGGCGGTCGCGGGCGTACCTGACGGAGTACAGCGCGGAAGAGGTCATCAACTGGAACCAGGACGAGACAGGCGCACTGGAGTGGGTGGTTATCCGGACGTCCTGCCTGCAGCAATCGCAGCCGAGCGATGCCCAGTGGGAGCGCGAGACGCGGTGGATCTATTACGACCGCGAGAATTACCAGATTTACCGGAAGACCGGCGAACGAGGCCAGCCCGAGCTGATCGGCGAAGGCCGGCACGGTCTGGCGGCGCTACGGCGCGTCCCGGTCTTTCGCATGCAAGTTTCCGACGGCCTGTGGCTGATGAACAAGGCGGCCCTGCTGCAACTGGAACACTTCAACAAGTCCAATGCCCTCTCCTGGGCGCTGACGATGGGGCTCTTCGCGACCCCGGTCGTGTATTCGGACCGCGAGTGGAACCAGATTGTGGGGGAGTCGTACTACATTCAGCTCGGGTCGGGGGACCGGTTCGGGTGGACCGAACCGGAAGGCAAGGTTTATCAGATAGCGGCGGACAACCTGGTCAGGCTGAAAGACGAGATTTACCGCGTCTGCTATCTGATGAACCAAGCCGGGCCGGCGAGCGACGCGCGATCGGGGATCAGCAAGCAGCGGGATTTCAGCGTCACCAACGAAGTTCTGAAGGGATACGGCGCTTTGGTGAAGGAGACGCTGCGGCACGTGCTGGCGGCGATTGCCGAGGCGCGCCAGGACGAAGTCTCGATCGAGGTTTCGGGGCTGGACGAGTTCGACATCGAGGACTTCAGCAACGAGCTCGACGACGCGAAAAAGCTGCTGGACCTAGGCATCGCGTCGGAGACGCTGCGCAAACAGGTTTACAAGAAACTGGCGCTGAAGTACCTCTGCGACGCGCGGCAGGAAGTGAAGAACATGGTGGCGGAGGAGATCGAGAGGGGCTAGGGACTGCGGTCCGGGATCAGGGGTCTGGGATCAGGGATCCGGGTGGCCGAGCGGGGGTGAAGGAGGTTTATGGAAGGCATCGACGTGCAGAGCATCGTGAGGCAGGCGATCCAGGAGTATGTGACGGCGGAGCAGAACAAAACCGCGCCGGCGCACGTGGCGGAACTGCAGGAGGAGCGGCGCCGGCGGGAACAACTGGAACGCCGGGTGAACGAGCTGGTGGAAGAAAACAAACGCAGCCGCCAGGCGGCGGCAGAGGCGGAGCGCAGTTCGGCGGTGCGGAGCGAATTGCAGCGGCTGGGAGTGTCCAAAATCGATCTCGCCTACAAAGCCGTGCAGGACGGGATCGTCAGAGCGGAGGACGGGCGGCTGGTGGCGCGCACGGAGGGCGGAGAGCTACCGGTGCGGGAGTACCTGACGTCCTTCGTGAGCGAGAATCCCGAGTTTCTTCCGGCGCGGATCGCCGGGGGAACGGGGATAACAGCGAGCTTAAAAGCTCCGGCCGCCGGACGGGAGCCGTCGGTGGATCTGGAGAAGATCCGGCCTGGCATGAGCCCGGAAGAGATGCAGCGAGTGCGGGAAGAAATCGTGCGCGTCGCGTCGCAGACCCTCAAGGGGATGTAAGGAGAATAACTTGTCGGGAATTACTTCGAGTAACGTTGCAAATGCGATTGTGAAGCTGGTGGCGGCGGACGCGCTGCCGGCGCTGGTGGGGAACCTTGTCATGGGCAACCTCGTCAATCGCGATTACGAGCCGGTGCTGGCGCAGGCGGGAGACACGGTAAACGTGCTCATTCCGCCGCCGATGCAGGCCAACAACATTCTGGACGGCGGGCAGGTCACGGTACAGACGCCGGTGATCTCGAGCGCGGCGATCGTGCTGAACACGCA